CCTCCGTCTCTAATATCTCTAAATCTGGTAGAGGCATTTATAATATACCCAGATATTTTATCTTTAAGTTATTTAGGGAATAATTTATAAATTATTTTCTACATGTATATTATAAGATGCCGAAGGGTTTTCGTAAAAATCGTAAGCGTGTTCGCAGAGGTCCTAAAAGGGCTCAAATGCCGTTTGCAAAGCGAGTGTTGTCGGTGTTCAATCAGCAAAGAGAGTTAAAGACAGGCGCTCCCCTGTCGTACTTTATCACGGACGTCCGTGATGGTATAACTGCTGCAACCCGTCCAACCAACTTTTTGCAAATATTGGGTAATATACCCCAGGGAGTTGATGAAAATCAACGTGTAGGTAATTCAATTACGTTAAAGAAAATTGTTATGCGTGGTTACTACCGTATTCAATTTCCTGTCGGCAATTCTTTGAATTGTCGTATCTTGTTACGTAATCTTATTATGCGTCAGCGTAATATAGAAAATGCTGAACTGTTAACAACAGGTCTTGTTAACGCTAATTACAATACTCTTTTAGAACCGGCAAACCCATATCTTGGCTCCGTAGCCGATTACAACACTCCAATTAATAGGGACGCTTTTGTTGTAAAGAAGCAAACGAAGAGAATAATGACTGCTGAATGGGCAGGCACATCAGTTAGTTCCACGCCTGCGTTGGGAACCAGCGAAACATATATGTTCTTCAACTATACTATGACTTTCGGCAAAGGTAAAAAGCTTAATTATAGAACTGGGGGCGCAGCCTTACCCGAGGACTTTCCTTATTTCCTTGCTCATTCCGCTTCTTATTTGGGGTCCAATACCACGTTAGACACTGGTGCAGTTGGTTTCAACTGTACCATGACGCCGTATTTCTACGATGCTTAACCAGACCTTGGTTGTGAGGACGCACTCAAAAAAGTTCATTCAGGCCCAGAAGGGCTTTGATGACGATTGACTTTTGAGGGCTCTCTCACCCTTGGGGAGAGACCGCAAAAGTAAAGCGGCATTAAAGCCCGAAGGGCAGAGATGACGATGATATTTTAGGAAGAATTCTACTCCCCTGCAAACCCATTTATATTATATTGTTTAGATAACATGTGCATTAGCACATGTTATCGAATACCCCAGATTAATCCAAACATCTTATCACCCATCTATCCAGCGACATACTATCGGTTACAGGCGGCATATTAGAGAAGACGATTATGTGAGGAGAGTTAAAAAGTTTAGAGCCAGTTTCGTATTTAGTATTAACTATGAGGCCATTTTTAATGGCTTCTAATGCAGAATAGGAAATTTTATTTCCGTTATTTCGGGGCAAATCAAATACGACAACATTAGTTTTATTCATATTAGCTTTAAACATTATATTCATTATATCACTGTATTGACCTTTGCCACAGAGCACAGCATCATATACATATGCGAGGTATTTGCAAAATGTAGATTTTCCAACGCCTCCTTTACTACTCCATAACCACCATACGGTTCGATCGTCTGGTTCAGTTTTTATGAGTTCAATAACAATTTTCTGCCATTCATGAAACTGCGATTCTTGCAGTATTTTCAGTTTCATTGGAATTGGGTATTTTAAAGACCAGCAGCCACCAACCCGTTTGGTTGGCCTGCTGCAATACTCATAAGAATTGGGCACGTGTGCTACTTTTTCCCAATGGATAACCTTTGGTAAATCGAATTCAGTCCATCTTTTTCTGTGTTTCAGTGATACAACTCCTTGTAGATGTGGAGTTCCGCTTTCACCCATCTCTTCCTGAAACACATAGTCATATGCAATATGACTAAATAAAGACTTTAATGTCTCTATATCCTGGGATTTGTAGTTATTCCAGGTAAAAAAATGATGGATATACTGCAAAGGCTGACCATTGGAAGAGGAGGGAGGGGTTTCAGTATTACCCCCTCCCTCCGTCTCTAATATCTCTAAATCTGGTAGAGGCATTTATAATATACCCAGATATTTTATCTTTAAGTTATTTAGGGAATAATTTATAAATTATTTTCTACATGTATATTATAAGATGCC